TCTCTTGGCTTCCAAATTGACACAGCGGGGCTTAAAAAGTTTACTGATAGTATCGCCTCCGCTTCACTTCGCACCGCCGCCTTAGGAGCTGCTACAACTGCAGCCGCCGCAGCTATCGTTGCGGGTGTCTCTAAGGTAGCTTCCGAATTTAATCAGCTCGATTTATTAGCTCAAAAATACAACACCACCGCATCGGCTCTTGATGATTTTATTGACAGTGCAGAAATGGTAGGCATTGGTGGTGAAACAGCGGAAAATGCTTTAGCGTCAATGAATAAAGTTGTAGGGGAGGCGGCACTAGGCATTGGACGTGGTAAAATTGTACTCGAAAAATTAGGCATAGCTGCTAAAGACGCGGCGGGTAAAGTTCGTCCCACAACTGAAGTACTAGCAGACCTACAAGAAAAACTTGCTGGCATGGATCGCGGTCAAGCAATGGCTATAATGGAGAAACTAGGGTTAGATCCCCAACTGTTAAGAATGTTTAATGGGGAGCTTGGAGACCTTAAAAAAATCCAAGACGAGATGTCCAAAAATGATAAATCAGTTGGGCTTGATTTTGATAAAGCAGTTCAAGAGTCTAAAGTATTCCAAGATTCAATGATAAGTATGAAGACGGAGGCACGATTACTATTCCATTGGTTTGCTACACTATGGGAATCACTCGCCGTTAAACTTATGCCTAAAGTTCGTGCAGGACTTGATCGTGTAGGGAAAGTGTTTGAGGAACTTCGCCATAAACTGCAAGATAACGGAAAAAAGATTGTAGAGGCTATATCACCTATCCTTAATTTTGTAATGAGAATAGGTGAGGCATTTGTTACGTTTGTAGCAAGGACGATTGGAGTAATCGGAAACCTTGTCGGGCGTATAGTCGGTGCATTTATGAGTATGAATGATGCGTCTAATGGATGGATAGGTTATCTTGCTATCGCTTTGGCGGCATGGAAAGCTTTTAACCTTGGTTTTTTACTTACTCCAGTGGGGGCAATCCTCGGGTTATCCGTTGCTATCCTTGCACTATACGACGATTTTATGACATGGAAAGAGGGGGGCGACTCTCTTATTGACTGGACAGCGTGGGCGGATGGAGCGGATTTAATCATAAGTGCGTTCACTGGCATTATTGATGTGTTTGATGGCATAACGGAAGCAATAAGTGGCGTCGTTAGCATAATCCGCTCTCTTTTCGCTATGGATATACAAGGTTTCGGAGATGGTATTATCCAACTAGGCACTGGTGCGGTTATGGCACTGCAATCTATCGGATACGCCGTTATTGATTTAATCAGCGGAATAACCTCATTAATTGCTGAAGTATTCCGACTGTTCGGATTTGATGTGGATGGCTTTGCTAACACGTTTAAAAGCGCATTTGATTCTATTGTATCGGTTGTTACCGCTGTTAAAGACTCTATCATGGGAGTAATCGATACCATCGTATCAGCGGGCGGGATTTTTGGCGATATTTTTGGAAGTGGGGAAATTAAAGCTACAGCTGGTTCTAAGTCGGTGAAAGCGGCGGAAACGGTACGTAGTACAGTTGGAGGTAGGGGTGCTACATTAACCCCAACCCCCACACAACAAGCGTCTTTAAACTCCACTCAAAGCGTGGCACAAACTACAAACATAAATGTATCCGGTGGGGCTAACCCACAAGCAACAGCAACGGCGGTGGCATCAGCACAGGGCGGTGTTAATAAAAACATGGCTAGAAATATGAAGGGAGCGATCAGATAATGGCAATCATTCGTTCATTAGGGACAATTATCCCAAACATCACCATTGAAGAGAGCCACGACGACACGTTGGAGATTACAAGTCATCCCGTGCAGCAAGGGGCGGCAATTTCTGACCACGCTTACAAAAACCCATCTTCATTAAAAGTGGTTTATGGTTTCAATAAAGATATAAATATCGTTTATGAAAAACTTTTAGAGCTTCAGACCAATGCAACCTTGTTGGACGTGGTAACGGGTAAGCGTAATTATAAAAATATGCTGATTAAGTCTTTAGCGACAACGACCGATACAAAAACTAACGAAGTTCTTTTTATCACGGCTGAGTTAATTGAAGTTATTATCGTGTCCACTCAAACGGGTAGCGTCCCGCCCCGCGCACGCCAAAAGAATGCAGGGAAAACAGGGCAAACGTCAAAGGCTGGTACAAAACAAGCAAAAACAACAGAGCCATCCGCTAAAAAAAGATCGGCGTTAAGTACGCTGTTTGGAGGCTAATATGACAACGTATGAAATACCGCTTATTAACGAGCCTCAAACCTTTAATATTACCCTTAACGATAAAGAGTACACCATTACAAATAAGTGGAATGAGTTTAGCGGGTGGATTATTGACATTGAAGGATACTTGCACGGTATACCACTTGTAACGGGGTGTGACTTATTAGAGCCGTTCCAAGATTTGGCGTTCGGAGGCTCTTTAATTGTTTATACCGATGGAGTAACAGATGCGACGCCGACGCTCGATAATCTCGGCATTGATTCTAAACTCTATTTTGTGACGGTGTAATATGGACCAATGGTTAAGAAAATGTACTTTAGTTGCAACTGGTAGCAGTGGCGATGGACTAGATTTGTCTCAGTTTAAAATCACTTTTACGATTAAAAAAACAGACGCACAAAGTCCAAACGAAGCGGAAATTAAAGTTTACAATTTAGCTCAAAACACGGTCAACCAAATTCAAAAAGAGCTTACAAGAGTAACGTTACAAGCTGGTTATCAAGATAATTTCGCTGTTATTTTTGATGGCAATATAAAACAAGTTAAAAGCGGTCGTGATAATGGAACGGACAGCTATCTTCATATTTTCGCGGGGGATGGTGATGATGCTTATAACTTTGCGGTAGTCAATAAAACTTTAGCAGCAGGTTCTACTCAATCAGACCAAACAAATGCATCTCTTAAAGCTATGCAGAATGTAAAGGGCGGGGATATTCAACTGCAAAATAAGGCAAAATTAGCACGCGGTAAAGTGATGTACGGAATGTCGCGGGATTATCTAAGACAATCAGCTGATACCGATAACGCAGCGTGGAGTATTCAAGACGGTAAACTTCAAATAATACCGATTAACGGTTTGGCAAAGGGTACAGCTATTGTTTTAAACTCCAAAACAGGATTAATCGGAACGCCCGAACAAACAAATGACGGCATACAAATAAAGGCACTATTAAATCCTCAAATAAAAGTAGGGGGCGCGGTTAAAGTGGATGAAGGCGATATTCAAGCGGCAACTATTCAATCCAAAACATCTACAGAAAAAAAAGATAAAGCAAACACCCCGGCAACAATTGCTAATGACGGGTTATATAAAGTCATTAGCGTGGAATATAACGGCGATAATAGAGGGAATGATTGGTACTGTGATATTATAGCCTTAGACATAGACGAGACAGTTAAAAAAGTTCAAGGGGGCGTATAGTGGATAGAAGAGAACGGATTAATGATCCAGAAGAAGACACACGAATGGCACTCGACAGCGCTGCTGCTTCTTTGTGGGTAGCACTTCCCGCAATAGTTAAAGGCGTGGATTTTGTTAAGATGACAATAACAGCGCAACCCGCATTAACGGGTTCTCAAAACGCATCAGACGGCTCAACAAGTGCGGTAAATATGCCTCTTTTGGTAGACGTGCCGATTATGTATCAAGGCGGCGGTGGTTATAGTATTACACTGCCTATTGCGACGGGTGATGAGTGTTTGATTATTTTTGCCGATCGATGCATAGACGCTTGGTGGCAGTCGGGTGGTGTTCAAGCTCCTATGGAAAACAGAATGCACGATTTAAGCGACGGGTTTGCTTTGGTAGGGGTTCGTTCACAACCGAAAGTAGTGCCAAATATCAGTGCTTCAAACGTCCAGATACGAAGTGATGACGGCACCGTATTTGTTGAAATTGATAAGACGGGTAAGGTCAATATAACCGCTCCAACATCGGTTACAGTTACCACGCCGATTTCAACTTTCACGGGTAACGTAAAAATAAATGGGAATTTAACAACCGACGGAACTTCAACATTAACGGGAGCGGTTACTTCTAGCACGTCTGTAACAGCTCCAACAGTAACAGGTAGTACTAATGTTATATTCGGTGGAATTAGTGGAACTGGGCATGTACACAGTGGTGTTCAAAGCGGGACATCAAATACAGGAGCGCCGCAATGATTTACAGAAAATTAGATACTAATGGTGATTATTCACACGCCGCTTACTTTAGGAGCGATTTTAATGCAGTCGCTCAGGCGGTAATGACACGGTTAAAGTTATGGGAAGGTGAGTGGTTTATCG